AATGAAACAGTTTGGAATGGATATATGTGGACTGACCACTACTACAACATTACTGGATGGCAAGCAGATGAGTATACTCTCGCTTCAGGTTCAGAATGGTTTACAGAACCTTATACAGGATGGTATATGGTATATGTTAATCTTTATGCAGATTACAATAGAGATGGTGTATACGAATATGTAACTTACTTTTTTATAGATGAAATAATTCTGGAGGAACCAGATGAGTAATAGATATAAAAAATTATTAGAAAGTATAGGAGAAGAAAATGAGCAATAAGAAAGATTCGATTTCACCAGATGGAAACTTTGCCAACTTTATGATGGTATTAGTAGCAGCCCCAGTCGTAATGGCATGGGTAGGACTATCTATATTTTTAGTAGCAATGGCGTTTGACAGACCAGAGGTAGTAGAAGACATAGAATCTTATAAGTCAGTACTACTAATCATAGGTTCACCCGCATTAGTTATTATATATAAGGTATTAGAACTATGGACTGCTCAACAGAACAGTCAAATAGAACAAACAAGAAAAGGTACATTCCGTAATGGGAATGACCACGAACACGAAGAGGAAAAAGATGAATGATTTTGAACAAACAAGATTAGCAGACGAAGTATCAGGACTACATGAAATAGTAGAGGCTCTATTAGCCAAATCCTGTTGCTGTAAATGCAACTGCGATGACGCAGAAGAACTTCCAGACGAGGAGGAATAGGAATGACCAAAAGAGGATTTCCTATAACAAAGAATGAAGCTATTGACGCTCCCGGTAACCAAAAGGAGCAACAGTTTATGGCTTCAGATGGTACAGGAGACGTAGGGCCTAGAGAAACTCCAGTTAATACAGCATGGATGATGCGTGTAAAAATGACTGGAAAAGAAGAAGACCTACCAGAACCGTAGGATAAATAGTAAGGCTTATATAGGGTGACCACCTAAATAATAAGGGGTTGCCCGTTAGGGCCAAGGCTTCATAGGATAGGCATACGCCAGTGTCCAAGGGGAGCCCCAAAAAACATGGAGAAAACTATGTCAAACAACACAACAAACGAAACAAGTGGGAACGAAACAGTTCTAGATGCTAACGCAACCGACCTGAACGGTACCACGAACGAAGTAAGTGAATCTGGAATGTTAGATGGTCTAATGGATGCATTACAAGACTCCCCTGAGCTTATGCTCATGGGCCTTGTTATAGTAGCAATGGCTGCTTATATTGCATACACACAACCAGCTGTTAAAGCATTACTAATGCCATTACTAAAAAAGTACGATAACGATATTCTTACTTTAATGGATAAGCATATGACCGCAGCCCAGATGAAATCTTATGAGAAGCTAGATGAACTAGCTCAAAAGCATGTTAAAGATGCAATGCTCAGAAATGTAATAATGTCTGTATATAACGAAAACGATGATAAATTCGTTGCAGTTATTAAAGGCGAAGTTAAAGACGCTTTAGTCGAAGCTAAACAGCTTTGAATGAAGTAGAGTACGAGCAGCGATTACGTCAGCGAGTAGGAGAAGCAGAATATGCACGTCATAAAGAGCTTGTTATCTTGCTGGCTCGCAATCTTGCTCTTGAAGATATATTGTGGGAAGAAATTACTACACATATAAGGGACATTGCATTACGAACTGAGCTTTTGCGCCAAAGAAATGCAATAGTTAAAGATATCCATACAGAATTCAGAGCATTAAATATAGAAATACCAAGTGTAGTGGAACAAAAAACAGAAGGATTTACTTCTTTCTTAGAAGATTTAACAAATGATACCAGTAAAGAACGAGTCTAAGAAGCTTCAAGCCGCAATGACGGGTAAGGGTACTTACGATTCAAGAGAGTTAGAGAATATATTCGAACAGTGTAGAGCTGATAAAGAAAAGATGAGGAAATTGGTACGTGCTTTTTGTAAAGCCTACCTAGTTGATAATAAACAGAGGGCATTGCAATTAAGGCCACTCCAAGAGGATATTATAGTTACCTCTTTGACACATCCTAAGAATGGTAAACAACGTAAACTAGCTATTCTAGCCCCACGTGGTAGTGGAAAATCATACGCCTTAGCAGTAGCTGTCACAATTTATATGTTCTTTAAAAGATTTAGAGATTTAATATTCGTTTTAGCTCCTTCTGAAGACCAAGCCGCATTAATATTTGGTTATGTCTACAGAAACTTTAAAGATAACAAATTCTTAGACTCCTTAGTAGATAATTATAAATTTCACAATAAGCCCCATATACGCATGAAGGGGGGCACTATGATGCGAAGAGCTCCATTAGCACCTAGTAATCAAGGACAGGCTATACGGGGACAACATCCTACATTCTGTATTGTTGATGAGTCTCCACTCATCGACGATAGATTGTTCGTGGATAATGTCGAACCAGCTGTAGTGTCTAATAAAGCTCCTTTTATTAATCTAGGAACTCCTAAATCAAAAGAGAATCACATGTGGCGTTATATGTATGACGATGTTTATGCAGGAACCTTTACAAGATTACACTATACTTGGAGAGACGCTATTGAACCGGGCGATGCTTATGCAGCGCCTTATAGTGAAGAAGATATGTTAGAGAAGATGTTTGAATGGGGTGAAGATTCCATTTACTGGAGAACGGAATATGAATGCGAGTTTGTAGAGAGTGTATCGAATGTTTTTACACCTGAGAAGGTTAAATCTTGTTTACATGACTTTGAAACCACAACCCCCGAGACCCTTGAGCAGGGACGAGATTATGGCTCTAACATCACTATCGGTGTTGATGTTGGTAAATCTGTTAACTCTACTGTTATTACAGGATGGCAACGGGAAAAGCCTATGGGGGATAATGCAGGAGATGATGTTGCACGACTTATATATATTGAAGAAATTAACCCTAGAACTGGTGGTCATGATATACCATACCAACGTCAGCGTATTGTCGATGTTGCTAATATTCTTGGTGCTGAAAAGCTTATTGTGGATTGTACGGGAATTGGCGGCGCTATTGAACAGGACCTCAGACTAGCTTGTATTAATTCAAAACCTCAAATTCATTTCATTGCGTTTATTTTTACAGGAGGACCAAGGGGGAGTAAGACTCAAATGTATAGAGACTATCAATCATATGTACAACAGCACAGAGTTATAGTTCCGAACCCCGCTAATCTAAATGCACAAGAGGCAAGATTGATTAATAAATGGATAAGAGAACATTTCGATTTACAATACACTATGGATGCAACCAATAAGACTGAGAAGATAGCAGCTCCAACTGGTAAGCACGATGATTACTGCGATAGTTCTGCAATGGGACTACACGCAACTTTAAGTATGTTACCCGGCGCGGGTAGTTTTGGAAGTATAGATATAAGGAAAGGAACACAACAACGCGTAAATAGAAGTATAACCGGTAAAGTATCCAATACACCCTTATTTACTACAAAACAACGCAAAGTTCGCTTAAATAAGCATCGGTATGGTAATTTCTAAGGAAAGCTTTATATACTAATTTGTAGTTAGTTAATAATAGCCATGTCGTTTATAGATAATGTGAGGAGACGTTTTGCCAGTATTGGTTCAGCGCCACCCTTCAAAAAAGATGACCCCCGAAGTTTCGGAGCAGGAGTTATAAAGAGACTTAAATTACAAAACTCTACCTTCGGATATTCAACTGAAAATAAATATGAAGAACACATAGGTAGTAACCGTATGTATCTCAATGTTTATTTAGCAGACCCTATAGTTAGAACACTAATAGACCTGCCATGTCTTTATGCTGTCAAAGATTGTTTTGATATTGTAACAGATGATGACGATGTCCGAGAGAAAGTAGAAACAATGATGAGAGATATCAATATAGAAAATATACTTTATGGGTGGTTAAGGAATGCACGAATATTCGGAACAGGATATTTAGAATGGACTGGAGACAATCTAGTCTTACGCTCAAGTCAAAACATGTATGTTAAAAGAAATGAGCACGGTCAGGTAATGTATTATTATCAGAAGGTGGGTGATAATAAAGAAGATATAAGATTTGAACCCGAAGAGATAATAGAACTTAAGAATAATGCTTTTGAAGATTATGCATATGGGTTATCAGATATACACCCTATTATGTATCTAATTGATTTAAAGGATTATGCAGAAAGAGATATAGGAACTGCGTTAAATAAATACGCGAGTTCAAGATTTGATATTTCCTGTGGTCTTCCTGATATGCCTTATGGACCAGATAAAATAAATGAAATAGTTGATGCATTTAATTCATTAGCGCCCGGAGAAGACATTATACATGGTAACGATATAGTTATAAAAGAACTACAAGGTACACAACGTGCCTTTGAATATGGTAAATACACTGACGATATTCTAAAGAAAATACACATGGCATTGAAAGTACCAATGACTATGTGGGATAGACCTGAACAAGCAAGACCCATTTTTGAACCTTATGTAAGATATTTACAGACAATGGTTGAAGGGGCACTTAATGCACAGCTTATGCCGCAACTAGAGAGTGGTGAAGCTAAATTCAAATTCAGGCAAATTAATGTTGACGACGCATTCACTAAAGCTAAGACTGATATGATATACTTATCAGAAGGAGTCTTATCACCGGGAGAAGTAAGAGAAGAGAGAGGTCTTGACCCTGAAGGAGTTACAGAATTAAATATGGAAACTTCTGAAGATGTAAAGGCTAGTCCACTCGAAAAGGGACCGGCGAGTAAGAATGCAAACATCTCTGGCGGAAAGAACCAAGATAAAAAAGAGGAATCTGCTAGAGTACAAAATAGGGGTAACAAACCCTCCGCAAATGCAACAGGTGACAGAGCATGAACAAATATGATAAATGCATAAACACTACAAGCACAATACTAAAGAAACGGGGTTTTGACAATCCCAAAGCTATGGCCGAAGGTATGTGTAACCTTTGGGCTGAAGAAAATGGTGTTGAGCGGGAATTTGGAACAGACAAATCTCTAGAGCCAGTGAGTCGCTCTTTTGCGCTCTCATTGGATAGTGATAAAGAATTAACACTTACCAGCGAAGAGGGAATAGATACTGTTTCATTTCCCGTCATCGCTATTACCTCCGGACTTCACGAATACGAAGATGAAGACGGAGCACAAAAAGTTTATATTGAACCAAACGTATTAAAAGAACATATGGAAGTTTTTAAAGAGCTTCCTATTTATGTCGACCATCAAAGAACCCCAGAGGACCTAATTGGCATGGCTGTCAGCCCTGAGGTTATAGAGATGGAAAATGGAAAGACCGCAATACAGATGCTAGCAATGGTATCTAATAAATACGGTCGTGGACAAGAAGTGATGGATAAGGTCAAGGAAGGAGATATGACGCATGTAAGCATTGATTGGCTTTCAAACGATGTTGACGTGATGGGTAGCACTTTTGCTACAAACATAACCCCTACTGAGGTCAGTTTCATAGATAATGAAAAAATGGACCCAGTCTGTAAAGAATGTACAATAGAAGCGCAATGTAAGATACATACAACCGATGAAGATAAGCATGACCACGATTGTGGTTGTGGTGGACATGAGGATGCATGTGACTGTGAAGGGAAAACTAACGAGGTAAACATGACCGAAGAAGTTAAGGAAAAAAAGTCCGACGCTGAGAATATCGTCGAGCGCGAATTCGCTTCACTCAGGACACAGTTAGAAGAAGCACAAGCAGCAAACGTGGAAATTAAATCCGCTTATGAAGAAGCTCTCAAATCAATTGAGACTTTCAAAGAAGTAGAAGAAGCCCGTTTAGCAGCAGAAGCTGAGGAGAGAAAAGCCAAGACTATTGAGGCTGTTATCTCCAAAGAGCTACTTCTAGGAACTAGTACTGAGGA